GATGCACTGGCAAGCCATGATAGACGCCGTACGAGGGGAAGATAAATGATGCTTGACTTCAACGATGCTCCGCTACAAACCGAACATAAACCCCAAAAGCACCAATACACTATCGAAGAAATAGAGGATGCAATTCTAAAGCAATTCCGAAATTACGTTCTCTACTTATTTCCCCACGCCAGAATCAACAGAGGCCAAGCCCGTATCGGCTCCCTCAACGGCGAACCAGGCGAAAGCCTCTCAATATCTCTAGACGGTCCCGACGCCGGTCAATGGATAGACCACAACACCGACGATAGAGGCAACGCCATCCAACTATGGCAACAATGCGACGGCTTATCATTCGGGGATGCCGTAACCGAAATCAAAAAGTGGCTCGGCCTCAAAGACGGTGCATTAAAAACCTCTCCAAAACAAGCCGTCAGAAAAAACCATAAATCCAAACCGCCGGAACAACTCGGATCACCAGATTTCGAATACCACTATAAAGACGCCGAAGATAAAATCATCGCCACAGTCAAACGATATAACCTCGCGGATGGTAAAAAGACTTTCCGAGTTTGGGACGCCGTAGCAGGCAAAGCCCAACAGCCCACTCCTAAACCCCTCTATAATATTCCCGGCATTATCGACAACATCGACAACGATCACATTATCTTCGCCGAAGGCGAAAAAGCCGCCGACCACCTTAACGCTCTAGGCTATACCGCCACCACCTTAATGAGCGGCGGCAACTCCAAGCTAGATAAAACAGACTTTAGCCACATTATCGGCAAAAGCTGCTTATTATGGCGAGATAACGACCCCACGGGACTGAAATGGCAGAACACCCTCTTACCCCACCTAGAAATGCTCGGATGCGCTGTAAGAACGCTTAAAATCCCCCACGATATGCCGGAAAAGGGCGATGCGGCGGATTGCACCCATGAACAGATTAAAAATATTATTCAAACCAAACGCTTCATACTTAAAAAAGCCGGAGAAATCAAAAACACACCACCTCCCAAATTTATCATAGATGGCTTCATCGTCGAAAATAGCCTTGCTTCCATCATCGGACCTTCCGGGTCGGGTAAGTCTTTCGTCGCCCTGGACATCGCTCTAAATGCCGTACACGGCCTAAAATGGCACTCCAAAACCGTCAAGCCTTCATCTTGCGTCTATATCGCCGCCGAAGGCGCTGCCGGTATAGCGTCACGCATTAACGCATTCGATACCAAATTCAAGGTAGATAGCGATAAACGAGACTTCTGGCTTTTGCCATCAACCGTCAACCTAGTAGACCCCGCCACCGACGTACCAGACCTCATAGCCACCCTCGATGAAGCCCAACCAGATATAATCATTATCGACACTCTCGCCCGATCTTTCGCCGGAGGAGAAGAAAACAGCGCCAAGGATATGAGCCTATTCATATCAAACTGCGGCAAGCTACAAGAAAGATACGCCGCCACCGTCATTATTATCCACCATACAGGCAAAGATACCGACCGAGGCGGGCGCGGTTCTTCCGCATTAAAAGCCGCACTCGATACCGAATTCACCATCAAACGCATCGAAGGCACCGAACATTTATCATTTATCAATTCTAAACAAAAAGATACCCAGGAAGCATTCACAATGCATTTCCGCCTCGCCTCAATAGAAGTCACTAACCCCGTAACAGGCGAAATAGAAACATCATGCACCGTTACGGAAGATGAAACAATCTTCGCTGGCCGAAGGCAAAAACTATCCGATAATCAACGCGAAATCCTCTCCGTTTTAGAGAAGGAAAAGCTGCCCCAAACGGTCCAAAATATAGTCGAAAAATCAGGCATCTCAGAGACCACAGTTAAGCGGTTTTTAAAAGATCACTCAAAAGGGCCAAAGGCCATACTCGTTTTAGGCTCAGGCCATACTGAGGGCCACACTGGACCCGAGACTTACTTAATGAAAACAATAGGTTATGAGTAATGTGGCCTTTTGGCCTATTTAAAAGGCCACGGGAAGGCCACACTGCCACCCCCCCTATAAGGGGGTGGCCTTGGCAGAGGGCCAGTTTTAAACCTATAAATTAACCCCAAAAATAGAGGATAAAATGACCCAGATAATTTACGCCATCGATCCAGGTATTACAGGCGGCATCGTCGCCGTAAATACCGAAGGGAAAATCCTGTCCGGCATGAGGATGCCAGTGACCGATTTCTACAACGGTAAAAAACAAAAGAAAAAAATCGTCCACGCATTTGAGTTAATGAAATTCTTCGCAGATCAGGAAATGTTCACCAGCCAACAATCGCAGGTCATCATCGAAAGAGTTCACTCAATGCCAGCACAGGGCGTCACGTCAGCTTTCTCCTTCGGCAGAGCTGCAGGAGCCGCAGAGGCCATTGCCATCGCATCCCTTGGATTATCCAATGTCCATTGGGTAGAACCCCGCATATGGAAACAACACTTCAAACTCGACAGCGACAAAAACAAATCCCAAAACTTAGCTACTGAAATATTCGGCGGAAAACACTGGTCAAGAAAAGTCGATAACGGCATAGCTGAAGCCGCGCTAATCGCTATTTACTTTCTCGACAGAATAAATTAAAATGAAACACGTCCTTATCCATTAGGACGCCTCCCTGTTTTAACCTCTCCCCTTGAGGTTGATAAACTACCGCCGGGGGCAGCATTCCTTCGGCGGGTTTTTTAGGAGTTACTTTGGTAAACGGCAAATCAAGCAAAGTTCCGGCGAAGGAAATGGAAGTCGAATATGTCGAAGCAATCCGCATCTTTCGTGGCCTGCTTGAAAGAAATTTTGATTACCACCAGATAGCCAGTGTAATGGAACACTTCGGCGACATGTTTGTGGATTACGCAAAGGCTCATAATGAGGCGCAGCGAATGTCAAAAGATGTCAAGGCGGCAATGAATTAATGGAAATAAACCAGACACCAATCGACACGGTTATCCCATACGTTAGCAACAGCCGTACCCATAGCGACGACCAAGTGGCACAGATAGCTGCAAGCATCAAAGAGTTTGGATTTAACAACCCCGTATTGCTGGATGGAGACAAGGGAATTATAGCAGGCCACGGCAGAGTATTAGCCGCCCGGAAGCTAGGCTTAAAAGACGTCCCCACCATTGAGCTTGCTCACCTATCCGAAAACCAACGTAAAGCCTACATCATTGCAGACAACAAACTGGCGCTCAACGCTGGATGGGATATGGAGATGTTATCCCTAGAGATGGGCGACCTGAAAGAGCAAGAGTTTGACTTATCGCTCCTGGGCTTTAGCGAGGATGAATTAGCCAACCTATTTGTAGACAAGACCGAAGGCTTAACCGATCCCGACGAAGTACCCGAATTACCCGACGATCCTGTAACCGTAGAGGGCGACGTGTGGCTCTTAGGCAAGCACCGGGTAATGTGTGGCGATAGTACGAGTATCGACGCTGTGGAGGCGCTTATGGGCGGCGCTAAGGCGGATATGGTTTTTACTGACCCGCCTTATGGGATAGATTACAGCGGTGGGAGAACGCAAGTCGTTAAGGAAAAAGATTACGGCAAAATAAAAAACGACACGCTTGAAGGTTCTGACTTGGGCGCATTGATCGCTCAAATATTCGGCGCAGGAAAACCGGAGGCAGATATTTATATATGCGTCAGTCCGGTTATGCAGGAGCCATTTCTTGCCGCTATAAGGCAAAACGACAAGTCGCTGGATGCTGTTATTGTGTGGGATAAAAAACAGCCTGGACTTGGCTACATGGCTTATCGCAGACAGTGTGAATTTATTTTATTTGTTAAGGGCGGGCCGTTTAAAAAGGGTGACGTAAGCGATTTTGATCTTTGGCAAATATCAAGAGATAACGGCAAAGATTACCAGCATGGCACCCAAAAGCCTGTCGCCGTTCCTCAGAGAGCTATAGGGAATAGCAGTAAGGCGGGTGACCTAGTTTTGGATTTATTTGGTGGAAGCGGTTCAACGCTCCTGGCCTGTGAGATAGACAACCGCAACGCTTACCTAATGGAACTAGACCCAAAATACTGCGACGTTATTGTAAAACGATGGGAAGACTTCACCGGCGAGAAAGCCAAACTTGAAAAGGGAGAAAGCAAGTGAACCAAGGCACATTAGAAGAGCGTTACGAAATATATAAAACAAATATGGAGGCTCAAGGCTTACCATATAAAACATTTGATGAATGGCTTGATAGCTAGGAGGGTGGGATTTTTCCCCACTATAAAAGGAAATGGCTAAGAAACCCAAAGGTAAACCCGGCGCACCAGCACTCAAACCAACAGCCGATGAGCGCGAAATGGTACGGAAGATGACAGCTGTCGGCATCCCGCAAGAAAGCATCTGCCGAGTTGTCCGTGACGGCATTGATGACAAAACACTCCGCAAGCATTTCCGCCATGAATTAGATACAGCCAAGATACAGGCCGACGCAGTTGTTAGCGGGTCGCTGTTTAACAAAGCGGTCGGTGGAGATACGTCCGCTATTATCTGGTGGGAAAAAACACGCCAAAACCGTCGAGAGGCGGCAACGCTTGAGCATAGTGGCAGCATAGGTGTAGGATTATGGGGCAACAAGCCAGAGTAGGCGATGCTTCGGAGGTCTTTAGGGACTTCCTGCGGCCTAGCCGATACAAGGCCCTGTATGGCGGCAGAGGAAGCGCCAAGAGCCACTTCTTCGCCGAAGCCATGATAGGCAATGCTGCTGATACGAAAGGCTTCCGGGGTGTCTGTATTCGTGAGGTCCAAAAGTCGTTGAAGGAAAGCGCCAAGCGCCTGCTTGAAGATAAGATTTATACAATGGGTTTCGCTTCCAGCTTTCAGGTTATGAATGACCACATCAAATGCCCTGCTGGCGGGATTATTATCTTCCAAGGAATGCAGGACCACACAGCTGAGAGCATTAAGTCGCTTGAGGGCTTTAATATCAGTTGGGCCGAGGAGGCCGCCACGTTAAGCCAGAGAAGTTTAGAGCTTTTACGTCCAACGATACGGACGCCAGGGTCGGAGCTATGGTTTAGTTGGAACCCGCGCCATGCCAGCGACCCGGTTGATATGTTTTTTAGAGGGCTGAGACCACCAAAGAATGCAATCATCTCCAAGATAAACTATGACCAAAACAAATTCTTTCCGAATGAGCTTGATGAGGAACGCGCCCAC